ATAATTTTTTTTAAAGAAAAACTTGCCGGTTTTGTTTGGCTATCAGATACCTTTTCAAAAAAAGCAAATATACATGGAATTCTTTTTAAAGAATTTTGGGGTAAAAAGGCTATTAAAATAGGAAGTTTTGTGCTTAATTTTATTATAAATTTAAAGTTTAAGGATAAATTTTTATATGATGTGCTTGTTGGAATTATTCCTGCCGAAAATTTACCCGCTTGTTCTTTTGCGCCAAAGATAGGCATGCTTTATTCTGGGGAGATACCTTTTTTTTTATTTTCTGCTAAACAAAAAAAACAAATTCCAGCGCATTTTTTTTATTACGTCAGAGGTTCATAGGCTATGAAAATAACGACAAAAATTATATACAACATGGAAACATGGGATGTAATAGAAGAAGAATCTTTTGAGTATAATGGTGAAGTTAGCCTTTGTGGTGGCAGTGGTGGGTCATCGCAAAAAATAGATTATGAATATAATCGGCGGATGGCTGATCTGGCTGAACGCGAAACAACTATGTCAGAAAAATATTTTGATGCCTGGAACCTTAGCCCAAGAAGATTGGAAGAAGAAACTGCCGCTGCTAATATAGGTCTTTTGCCATTACAAACCAGAGAAGAAAGAGCCTCAATACCTCTTCGTGGAGAAACTGAAAGATTAGGCTTAAAACATCAGCAAGAATTAATGGAAAGCAGCGGAAGATTTTTAAGAGAACGTGCGCCAGTTCAAACAGAATTTTTCAAACAAGCATTAACCGGGGTTAACGTTGGCAAGCGTAAAGAAGAAGCTGTCGCAGGGGTTGAACATGCATATAGTCAAATGATGCCACAATATGAACAGAGTCTTGGAAGGCGCGGACTAACAGCCAGACCTGGAGATTTGCGTAAAATGTTATTTGATAAAGCTAAAGCAAAAGCCGGAGAATCAACTCATGCCGGGACAACTGCTGAAGCTGAAAACTTTGAAAGACTCAATCTTGCCACTGGTTTTAGGCAATAGGATATAAAAAAATGATAAAACCTTTTTATGATAGTCCTGACACCGATAGACTGAAAAGCCCGGCAACACAAGGATTAGGCAGAGCACGCGGTTTATTGGGGAGTATGCAAAGAAAGGAAAGCATACCTAAACCTCCAAAAACAGTAGCGGGGGGGGTATTGTCTGGGGTTGGCGGTGGTGAACTTGGGTGGACGGCTGGTAAAAGTATTGGAGAAATAATACTGGCATCTAAAACCGCAACAGAAACAGCGGTAGGAGCAGGCACAGCCGGAGCTGCTGGTGCAGGAACAGCCGGAGCAGCAGGGACAGCGGTAGGAGCAGAAACATCTGGGGCTATCGGAGCAGGGTCGGCAGTCGGAGCCAGCGCGGCTGGGGCAACTGGAACAGCAGCAGGAGCAGGAACAGCAATCGGAGTAGGTACAGCCGGAAGTGGGGTAGCAGCAGGGACAGGGACAGCAGCGGGAGCCGGTGCAATGGGAGCAGCGGGGGCAGGGGCATCCAGCGGTAGTTTAGCCGGGCCAATTGGAGCGGCTCTCGGTATAGGGGCAGGGCTTGCAATGTATTATTTGTAAAGAAAAGGTGAAAGATGGATAGATGGGGTAGACCAGAGGTTAGAGACTTCATAGGAGTTTCCAATATTGTTAGAGGTATTGGTAATGATGTAAGGACATCAAGAGAGAACAAGCAAGCAACAGAATTAACCCAAAAATTTTTAAAAGACCCTAATGCCGATGTTAACCAAGCAGCATTAGGGTACTCACCTAAAGCCATAAAATCAGCAACAGGGGCGGCAGCAGGATTAAGCAATATCCAGGAAACGAGAAGAACTCTTGCTCAACAAGGCCAACAAAGAAATGTTGACAATCAACTTGCAAGCATGTCTGTTGAAGATTTATCGCAAATAGGCCCTAAAGAATTTGGCCAGTTTGGTGATAACGCTTTTCATGCAAGGCAAACGGCGGCTACACTTCTTAATGATTATTCACAAATACCTGAAATAAAAGAAAGGATAAAAACTGGTAAAGTCAAGGAGTCTGCGGGGAAACATTCTGATTTCATTAAATTTTATAACAACATTGAGTCTGCTGTTAAAATAGGAGATGATAACAAAGCCTTGCAATTATTTTCAGCATTAACGGATCAATCACCTACTCCATATAGAACCGGAGAAATTAAGAACGGCAAAATAGAAGTTTTTATGATTGAGGATGGAGAAAAGCAAGAATCTACTTGGATTTCTCCGCAAGAAGCTCTTGGAGAATTGTCAAAATTTAAAGATACAAAAAATTTTGTTGTTCAATCAATGCATGCGGCCGATGTAGCGAAACAATTAAACATGGAATCCGCCTTAAACCCAATAGTATTTGTTAATCCAAAAACAAATAAAAGAATTAATGTTATTCGTAGTTTAAGAACAGACACTAATAATGTTGGTTATGAAATTTTTGATGACAATGGTAGGTTGGTAGATGTAACGGAAGACCCAAAGTATTTCACAAAACATGGCTTTAAAAAAGCAGTAGCGGCAGGTAAACCTATGACTGCGGCTCAAGCGGCAAAACAAGGGCTTGCTGAACGGAAATATGCCAGGGAAGGCACATATACTACGCCAAAACAAAAATCTGATTTTAACGCAAAGGCATTGAAGCTTACGCAAGAAAATTTAGCTATAGGTGAGTCTATGACGCAAGAAGCTCTTTGGAAAACATATGGGCAACTACATGGGCTTGATGTAATCCCAGGGATAGGAGCTAAAACAGGGCAATTTTTGCTAGGAAAGGGTAACAAAAGGTACAACCAGTATGGGCAGGAATTGAAGCCGGCAGGCGGCGCAAAAAAAGGGGAATCTGGTCTGGCTACCAAAAATAGAATTAAACCAGGAGCTGGCGCAAAAACAAAAAAACCGCAAATAGGATTAACTCCAAAAAAAAAACAGCAAGTATTCCAACGGTCAAAAATAACTGGTGATCCCAATAAGCCTGTTTTTGATACAAAAGATATTGCAAAGGCTGCTAAGGCTATATTTAAAGTTGGCATGAAAGCGAGTGACCTCGCCGATGCAGCGCGAGCGTATTTAATAAAAACAAAAAATAAAGTAACCGATGCTGCGGTTAATCAAATAGTTAAAGCTGCAAAAGCGATGACTGCATCTCAGGCAAAAGCCAGAAAACAATCATTCGGGCAATAAAATATGACACAAGAAACATACAATCCTGATGAATGGGGAGTAGCGTCTTCGAATAAACAAAAACTTCCACTTGCGGATAGAAATAATAATCCTGGCAATTTAAGGTATGCTAACCAAAAAAAGGCATCAAAAGGAGAAAGTGGATTTGCTCGTTTTGATGCTCCTGTGGAGGGGTTTAACGCCCTAAAAGATCAAGTTGTCCTTGACTCTTCAAGAGGCCATACCCTTGGGAGTTTTATCAAAAAATATGCACCCCCTTCTGAAAACAATACTGCAAACTATCTTTTATTTATAGAAAAAGAACTCGGCGCTAAGGCAGATACGCTACTTTCTACTCTTGGTGTAAATAAAATTTCTAATGCGATTGCTAAGTTCGAAGGCGGGACGAAATTAGGCAAACAGCCAGAAAAAATGGAAACATACAATCCCGATGAATGGAGCGCAGAACCACAGGATAAGACAGAAGCAGGCACTTATAATCCTGATGAATGGAGTTCGGAGCCTATTGGTAGCGTGGGGAAACCTGAGCTTGAACCCAAAAGTACTTTAAATGTTTTTGCAGAAGGTATTAGCAGATTACCAAAAAACTTGGCTAAAGAAACAATCGGGCTATTCCAAGGCGCAAAGGGTGCAAGCGTTGTTGATCAAGGATTTCTCGATAAGTGGTATAATAAAGTAGAGGCCGAGAACACTGCCTTAAGCGAAGAAGCTAAAGCTGGTGGAGGTAAATTTATACCTGGTGTATCAGATGAAGCTGTCAGCAGTGCGCTTTCAAGCTTACCCTATACAGGTTTGGCAATGGCCGGTGCTACTGCCGGAGCCGCGGCTACTTCTCCAATCCCTATACCTGGGGCAAGGGTAGCAGGCGGTCTGGTCGGATCGCATCTTGCTACAAATAGGGTAACAGCCTATGCCGCTATGAACCGGAATCTTAAACGCCTAAATGATTTAAATATACAAACAACAGGCGAACCCATAACAATAGAACAGGAAAATGAATTTAAAGAGGTCTACGGTTCTGAAATTGGGAAAATAGCTGATTGGGAATCTATTCCAGAAGCTGCGAGCGCAGTAATTGAATTAGCCATCTATGGAATAGGTGCAAAATTACCTGCACCCATTCGGGAAAAAGCTGGAAAATTAGTAGCCAGTTTAATCAAAAATAAGGTTGCAAAAGGTGTCGCGGGCAATGCAACCAAATTACTTGGTACCCTTATATCTGAAACAGCAGAAGAAGTCGTCAGCAATATTGGCGGGGGTAATGTTGAGGCGGGGATATGGGGAGATAAACAGCAGGAATGGGATGTCCCCACAGTATTAAAAACAGCTAAAGAGGTAGCTCCAACCGTTGCTGTAACAGCAGGTCTTGTGCATGGTGCTGGAACAATCGCTGGTAAACTTTCCAAAAAAGAAAAATCAGGAGATCAGCCAAAAGATCAAAAAGTTTTTGCAGACCAACTGAATGTCTTATCGGACGAACTTTTAAAATCAAATAATAAACTTGCCGACATAAGCACAGCGGTTGGTCTGCATTCTCAACTGGCCGGAGAACCTGAAAAACAGGCTGCTCTTGACGAGGTAATTACACAGACGGTAAACCAAGGATTACAAGACGGTACGTTAAGTTCAGACAATTTGTCTGAAATAACAAAACGATTATCTGACGATGAACCACTGGTTATGACTTTAAATTCTTTAGTAAAACCGGATAAGGTTGTCAAAGAATCTGATAAGGTTGTCAAAGAACTTAATAAAGTTGTAAAAGAACCATTAAAAAAGGAATCAAAAAAAACAGGTGCAGAGGTTATCCTTGAAAGAATCAAAAAAGATAAAGGTGTTTTAAAAGAGAAAAAGCCAACTAATGCAGAACGACACCAAAAAAGAATTAAAGCCGCCGGTGAAATAGAGAGACCGTCTGAGATCATCAAAGAAAAATATCCGGATGGCCAGACAGTAACGATGCAAGAAATAGAGAATCTGCTTCAACAAAAAAAAATTACAGGGGAGAAAGATAACGCCAGAATCGAAGAGCTGTCAAAAGGCACACTCCAAATGCCTATTGATATTGATATTGCAAAGGGAGAACTGCAAGATAAATATAAAATAGATAAAGCTTTTAATGTTATCGAGACTGCTACGGAAAAACTAGGCGGTAAGCTTGCTATAAATATTGTCGATAAAAATGGCAGACCAATAGCTCCTGCCGGGATACGAGAGCTTTCTTTAGGGGAAAAAAGAAATCGAGCTGCTGAATATATGGAAGATGGGATTAAGAAACAAATTGAAAATAAAAAAGTGTTTAATGATGAAGAAGATTCTTTTAAGGATTGGAAGAAAAAAGCAAAAGATAAATATTGGAGTGTAGGTCTTTCAGAAGACGAAATATTTGAACAATGGCGTCAGACTGCTAACAGATTGAGACCCAAGGTTATGATTATGTCTGATAAGCCAATTATACGAACAGAAGGACAGCGTACTCTCGAACAAATAGAAAAAGAAATAACCGATAGATGGAAGAAAGCCAAAACTCTTCCTCCCGGTAAAAAGAAATCTCAGATAGCCAATGAAATTACCGCCCTTAATGCTGAAATGGAAAAAACCATGATGGCGGCTGAAGGTGAACCACGTGGTGAACGTGTTGCTCCGGAGCGGGGACGTGTTGAGAAGGCTCTTAAGATACCAAAAGAAAAAGCTGTCGAAAAAATAAAAGATATTGAAACAGAAGAAATACCTATCGGGAAAATAAAATTGTCTAAGGATGTTCCGCAATTTAAAGAAGGTGCGGATGCAAAGGGCATTGTAGAACCGCTGAAAGGCAGATATGAAAGAATTGGTACTCCACCTGTAGTTTTATGGGAAAGAAAAAATGGTGATTTAGAATTAATCACAGGCAGGCATAGATTTGATCTTGCTCAAAAACAAGGTGAAAAAACAATTCCGGCACAAACCATAAAGGAAACTGATGGTTTTACAAAAGAACAAGCAGCTATTTTTGATGCTGAATCCAATATAAGAGATGAAAAAGGGAGCGTGAGGGATTATGCCACGTATTTCAGAGAAACGGAGATCACGGAAAAACAAGCATCCAGGAGAGGACTTTTATCGAGGGTTAAAGGGCAAGATGGATTCATTATTGGAAGGCATGCCTCAAATGACCTCTATGCAATCTACAGAAACAAAGAGCTTGTCGAAAACAAAATAGTAGCGATCGCCAAAGCAGTGCCTACCAATAAAGACCTCCAAAGTGTAGGTGCGAAATATGCGTTTACGCATTCAGCTTATGAAACAGCAAATTATCTTCAAGCTGTTAAAACGATAACGTCTAAAGCTACAGGCGCTCAAATAAGTTTGTTCGGAGAAAATGAAAGCTGGCAAATTGAAGCTGATAAAATGGCAAACGTGGCCTCTAAGATGGGGCGGGCATTAAAACAAGAACGCACATTATTAAAATCTGCCAGCAAATTAGATAAAGCCAAACACAAAGAATTTCTTGATAAATATGGTATTAAGCCAGGCGACACACAAGCCATTAATAACAAAATTTTAGAACTTGATGAAAAAATAGGGAAACTCGACAACTGGGCAGCGCATTCAGATGTTGTTGTGGACATAAAAAAACAAGCAGGGATTGAATATGAAAAAGCAACCGAGGACAAAACCACAAAAGTATCCGAGCCAACCGGAGGGGCTGGTCTCACCGAAAAGAAAACTGGTAAACCAAAATGGCCGAAAGTCGTATCCAATAGAAGAAGAAGGTATCTTTCACATACAACTCATATAAAAAACAATGGTGACGCGGCTGCTTTTGCTGATTACAATTTATCTGGTTTCCCGCAAGAAAGGCTTGTTGCCCTGCTTTTAGGGGAAGGCGGGGAGATATTAGGCGCTCATAGATTTAGTGTTGGCACGGCAAATCAATCGGTTGTCAGTTTAGGGATATTAGCAGGACAGGCTTTAAATACCAAAGGTGTTAAAGAGGTGATTCTTGTTCATAATCACCCGGGTGGCGGGGCAATGCTTTCAGACGCCGATGTAAACACAGCCAATGCATTTCGCAATCTTTTAGCGGAAACAAAGATTAATGCCGGTACTATTATCGCTGCGGGAGAAGGGAGTTACAGCGCAAATAATAAGATTGTACATAGAACGCCAATAATCAAGGAAGCTACGGTCAGAGTTCCAATGATGGTTAGGCGGTTCAAAACCCGTGGTGAGAATTTAACTGTTATCACGGATGATAGAAGCGCAAGGAAGTCTGGAAAAAAACTTATACCGAAGGGCGGTCTAATGTTTCTGAATGGCGCAAACGCTGTTGTGGGAACTATGAGAATTGATAGTTATTTAAAACTAAGGGGTAACTACGCAACCAAGATTTTAAAACAGGCTGAAAAAATAAATGCCACGACCATGATCGCTTTCAACCCCACTAAAAATAGTGAGAAGATAGGCGTAAATAATTTAAAAAAATTTGCCAACGCATCGCATTTAGGGTTGCTTGATGTTATTGATAGAAAAGGTTCTCTTCACAGTATTGACGCCATGCCTACGGAAAGCAGCTCGATTTATTACGAAACATCCAAAACCGCCAAAACAAAAGGCCGGCCATTAACAAACGAAGATATAAGCAAAACCTTTGCCAAAATGGAAAATGTCACTACCGGCCAGGACAAGGCAAATAATTTCTGGTTCAGGTTTAAAGGCTTCCCGAAATTCACGATTCTTGAAGTAGACTCAATCAATGACCGAATCGGGCTTACAGATAAAAGGCTAAAAACAGGTGCCTTTTTACGTGAATCAAAACAAATTTGGTTTAAGACCGGAGGTGTGGGCGCAAAGGCTGATATAGGAACGCTGCATCACGAGAACTGGCATTTGTTCAAGAAGATGGGTGTTATATCAAAGCCAGATTTAAGAGCTGTTAAGCGAGCAATCAGGCGCAGTGGCAATTTGGGTATTATCACAGAAGAAACAGAAGCTTCATGGATAAGCGAAGCCGCAAAAAGCAGGGAGTATACCAGGAATTCTGTTATAGGCCGTATCTTACAAAAAATCGGTGATTTCCTTGACGCTATGGCCAACCTGGTTACGACTACCAGCCGGGGCGTTATGCGTAAGATGGAAAGCGGGAAGATGGTTACGCAAGATGCTGATGTTGGGCATATGGCCTTATCTCCTGCTATGGCTTTTGAAACAATGGCAAAAGAATTTGGAGTATCGCCAGAGCAACTTCAAAAAGAATTTGAAGAAACAAAAGCGAAACACAAAGGTACAGATCAATGGATGAAAGCTCCAAATGGGGAGCCGTCAAACCTTAAAGAACATGCCTGGGTTATGGCACAAACACCAAGGTTTAAGGAATGGTTTGGTGGCAGCAAGGTTGTTGATGAAAACGGGGAACCTCTGGTTGTTTATCATGGAACAAGTGGTAATTTTTCAGTATTTGACAAGTCATTATTGGGTGACAATACGCAAGACTGGGCAAGTGCTAAATGGGGGTTTGCGTTCACCCCTGACGAAGGGTATGCAAAGGGATATTCCAGCGCATATGACAGGAACAAAGATGATCCAACATTAATATCTGCATATTTATCCATAAAAAACCCCTTAAAAATGGAATTGTATAAGGAATATTCACCCATTGCTAAAAATGAAAAAGTTGCTGCAAAAACAAAAAAGGATGCTATCACTAATGAGCATGACGGAATAATTATATATTATAATGACCATGTTACGGGTAAATATAAGGAGTACGAAATATTTGCCTTCAACCCAACCCAAATAAAATCAATCTACAATACCGGAGCTTTTTCTCAAACCTATCCTGACATCCGGTATGAAACAGCAGAAACAAAAGACGTAAACCTATCAGAAGAAATAGAAGAAGAGGACACAGCCTTTCAGCAAGCTATTGATCTGATTTCAACGCATTGGGGCAAGCAAGGCAAGTATACTAATGAACGTAAAAAACTGACTTTTCTTGAGCATCACCTCGGAACCACCATGTACAACGCCAAGCGTATAGGCGGCTGGTATAATAGATTTTATAATGTAATCCGGAATCTGGGCCAGTATAAATTCGAGCAGCAAAACCGGCTTAGAGGTGAGGGCGATGCTTCATTGTTTGCACCGCTTGAGACATTTTCCAAGAAAAACAAAACAGAATACCGTAAATTAAAAAAATACCTGGTCAACAAGGATATCCACGCTGAAGGATACAAAGTCAGGCCAACGTTAGAAGAGGGCGCATTATATGAAGGTGCATATGATATAATTAACGAGAAAGGCACGGTCATTGATACCCAGACAACTGAAGATGAAGCCTTTAATGAAGTGTGGGAGATGGAGGCCGATGCAACCGATTTTACGGATGCCGGGAAAGAGGCATTACTTAATTTCCGGAAAATGACCCGCAACCTGTACAAGCACTATGCTAAGGGTATGAATGAGATTATTGAAATGGCGCGGTTGTCCGGACAACCTCCGCCGAAAGTTACCACCATAGTAGGCGGCAAGCCGGTTAAAATTAGTCTCAGACAAGCTATTCAGGATATGGGCGACAGGCAGGGCTATTATTTTCCAAGAATCAGGGAATCAGGAGAATGGAAAATTGAAGGCCGGAAAGAAGGCATGCCAGCTAAATCAAAATTCTTTGCGTCAAAAGCGTTATCAAAAGGGTATGCTCAGAAATTAAGGCGACAAGGTTATAAGGTTGAATCAACTCATTCAGGGGCTTTCTCAGAAGACCTGTTCCAAACGCTGGCGCCACTTCTTGCTCAAGAACAAGTGGTTAATAGCGTAATCGACAGAGTATCTAAAAACGAAGATTTCGACGCTGTATATGCTGATATGTTCGCCAAGCAATATGCTGAGATGTTAAAGTCTCATGGTTCAAGAGCAAGGATGATTGGCCGGTCAGATGCTATCGGGATTGATGTAAAACGAGGATATGAAACTGACCCGGTTAAAGCTATTGCGATTGCCACGGAAGCGGCTGCTGGCGGGTATGCCAAACAACTAATTGCGATTAATGCTATGAAAGCAATTACTGGGCGTGATTTATCCTGGGAAGAATATCAGAAAGACAATCCAGGTAAAAAACATGAAGATTATTTAAAGGACATTCGTAAACGGGGTGCCGATGCCTCAAGACAACAGACTGAATATAAAGAAGCTACTGAAACACTGCAGGATATATTAAAGAATCAGGAGCTTGCAGACAGGATTGTCGGGACCCTAAAAGGGATGGCTGTCGTCTGGTATTTAGGCGCACGGGTAAGTTCCGCTGCTGTGAATTTAACAAATATGGTTATTGGTGTGCCGGCCACGATGGTTGGAGAATTGTCAGACAAGGCCAGTAAGATTTCTTTCAGACAAGCCTTTAAGCATATTTGGAATGCTGGAATCGCATACGGAAAATTCAGAGCGGGAAAATTAAAAAATATTGGTCAGGCTGATTTATTTCAAGAAATAGAAAAGCGTGGGTGGGACGCTCCGCAGTTCAACATGGAAGCGTTAAATGCCCTCCAGAACAAATACGGTAAAGCCTGGGGACAAGTTATAGACAAATCTATGTGGATGTTCGGGGTAACAGAGAAGATCAACAGAGCAACCACTATAGGCGCAAATTACATGGCCTTATGTAAAAAGAATAATGTCCGGCTACGAGATACTTCCGGCAAACTTAATGAAAAATTGTTGCTGAAAGCCAGAAATGCTTCTGATGTCGCCCACGGGGTATATGAAAAAGGAAACCGACCGTACCATATGAGGGGTGAACATATTGGAGCAAGAGTTTTACAGATGGCTTACGTGTTCCAAACATTCACCCACAATTACCTGCAAGAAATGATAAGACTTGGGCTTGTTAAAAAGCAATATGGAGCAGCGGCATACATGGCCTTATCTGGAGGGGTAATCGGTGGTCTTGGTGCTACCGTCCCGATCGGGATTGCGAAGGCCATTGCAGCTTTATTTGATGCTGACGATCCAGAAGAAGAAATGATCAAGTGGGCGGAGGATGCATTTGGCGGCGGTAAGCTGGCAAGGTACGGATTACCCGGACTGCTTGGGATATCCTTAAAGGGCAGTCTCGCTACAAGGTTTGATGTTCCGGAAACAACTCTTGACTGGTTCGGAGCTCCCGGCAATGTTGTAGCAGACATATGGGACGGCACAAAAAATCTTACAAAAGGTTTTTACCGCGAGGGATTTGAACAGATCGCTCCGGTTGCGGCAAGGAATATTTCCCGAGGTTTGCGCGAGTCAAAGGAAGGTGTTACCACAAGAAGCGGTTCGCCTGTTTTCTTTGGCAAGGATCGGCTTAAAGGCAACTCGTACGACATGGTGTTGCGCTGGCTGTCCTTCAATCCTACAGGCATTTCAGAGAAGCGCGAAATACAGTGGAATGAGTATAAGACGATGGGTCGGTATAAAGAAAAACGGAGTGAACTATATAAACGATATAAAAGATTTTATTCTAAACCCCCAGGCAAGCGAAATACAAAAGATAAAGTTGACATTTTAGCCGATATAAGGGACTTCAACATAGAAGTGAAGCGCAAAAAAATATCACGCATTGTAAGGCCAATCACAAAAAGATCTATAAAGCAAAGTATGCGATCTTTAAAACCGAGCAAGCGAGAACGGGAGAGGTAAAGATGGATATAAAAAAAATATTATGCAAAATATTCGGGCATAAATATTATGTTTTTGCCAAACCAGCGGAATCATGGGGTAATGGTATTAGGTGGATAAAATGCAGTCGGTGTGGTGCTGATTTTGCTGTTAACGATAGAGTTAAAACGCTCCTCCCGATGGATTTTGAAATAAAAGATATGCATGCTTGGAAAAAAATTAAATCAACGATTCGGAAAGGTAAAAAATGAAAACATTACATAATTCTGATGCATCAGGGGCAACAAAAAACGTTGCGGATATTAAATTTTATGGAGATGGGGATTTATTTCAACTTATTTGTAAGGCCAGCTCAAAAAAAGAGGGCTGGATGAAAAGCACTAAGGCTATGGAAATCGAAGGTGTGGGGTGTGTGGTGCAATGTACTACCCAACAAGGCGATAATATTGCAGAGGCCGTTTGTTTTGTGCCTAATGTAAGAATTGTAAAAGATGATGGTGGTAATAAAAAAATTATAACAGGTATGCCACATTACCACGGCACTCCTAACCATACCTTCTACTAAGATTTTTTGGCTACATAAGAAAAGGGACAAGCATCCATGAGTGATTGGACAACAAATCCGTGGACAAACAACCCGTGGACAACAACGCCATTTACAACAAATCCTTGGGGAGCGGATGATCCTGTAGTTGGTGAAGAAATAACAGATAGGACGGGAGATGCGATCACAGACAGAACGGGAGACCCAATAACAGACTTTCAGTTTTTGTTTTCAAGCTTGATACGAGATGAAATAGGTGAGCCGATCACAGACAGAACAGGAAACCCAATAACAGAATAAAATTTGGCGAATAGTTAATATTATTTACTAAAAGAGAGAAATTAAAATGGCAGAATTTGGTTCTTACTATAATGAGGAAATAACACCGGCTAGTACTGACATCATATTAATAGCTGATGCATCAAATATAAATAATGTCGAGGGTGTACTTGCGGAAGATTTGCCTATTAACGCTGCTACGCAAACTGCTTTGAATGAAAAAATTGTTGCCTCGGATGTCGAACAAAGAACTTATGGAGCAAATCTGCGTAGATTTAAAAAGAAAGCACGAGATTGGAGGTCTGGTCGTAGATTTGCCATTGCTCCTAAAATCGTTTTAATAGGAGATAGCATTTGTGGCGGGAGCTGGGCGGAGGATTTTAAAACCTGGTTATGCAATGCATTTAATATTCCATATAAGAATTTTGGAATCCATTGGTATGGAGGATATGCCATTGAGCATATGATCTCTTTTATTGAGGATATTGCCATTTTCCCTAACCCGGATTTAATTCTATTTGCAGAATATGGAACTATAAGCGCTACAGATCAAAGATTAATGTCTATAGAAAATATAATAACTCTGATGAGAAATAAAACAACGGCAGATATTGGCATTCTAACTTGGTCTATGTCGGCCACAATCGCAGAAAATTATATCGCTGATTCCACAACGCTTATAGATGATGATCAATACCAAACTTTTAATTGGTACAGGGACATAGCTGCTATATATCAGTGTGAGCTGATAGATTTTAACGAAGCTATGAAAAATGCCTTTGACGCAGGGTATAGCGTGTCTGACTTAGGTATGAGTGGGCCACACCTCTCTACAGCAGGGTATACGCTTGTTCATTTACCAGAAATTAAAAAACATTTTAGCCTTAGTGATGATCAACTTGCTCAAAATATTCCATACCCTCTTACAGAAAAAGAAGAAATTCTTTACTTATCAAATGCAGAAAAAATGGAATTATTTTCGTATTCAGATAAACTTTCTCTGACGGGCACTTGGACGACTGATAATGTATCTCTTGAATCGACAGATGTTGGAGCCACAATTGAAATTGCAATGAATAATATTATTGGTTTTGAGATACTACACGGGGATGATGCTGGTGCGAGTATCGAACTGAAAACAGTGGGTGGCTCTTATGCGAGTCCATCAACCTTTCAATTAAACAATAGACCATTGCAATACATTTCTGAGATTACATCTGTAACTTACGCATCGTGGGATGACTGGGCATATAAAAGACCTTTTAAAAAAGGAATTATAACTATAAATGAATTGGGTGATACAACTTTAATTTCAGGTAGATATACAATTAAAGTAAATTCTGTCGTGGAGGAGACAGTAACTTGTGAAATGTTTGACCCAGATGCTGTCAGCTTAGGAACCTTCATCGTAGGTCAATCAGCTACATTCACTACCGGAAATCTCTCCTTCCCACAGAAATATAACGGAGAAGATAATTATCAAACGGAGACTGTTTTTGTCGTTGATGATCTATATGAATTCTATATACACAACAATTGGTGCAATACCCTCAAAGCGGCTAAAGGGAAAAATATTACTGATGAAACAGCCGTAACGATATATAATATTTTACCAAATATTGCTGAATTTGCTAATGGTATTTTTCACTACAAATATGTAGAAGGTACCCCTTTAGAGAATAAACCATACATGTCGTGGAATAATGATACTGGCATAGTTGCAGGTCATGTATATGAAATTATATATGAAGAATTATCAAGAGAAGGAACTGGAATTTTATGGGTAGCGAATTCTTTTGCGACTAATGCCTCTTATATAACTCATCAATGGACAGCCACCTCTCCCCTTTCGTATCTCCGATGTGAAAGATTATCAGGGACAACTGATTTTGACATTACTTTTAGACTATCTGTAAGAGATATAACTGCCAATCAAGAATATGAGAGTACAAAAAAAGTTTTTGGGTTGGAACGAGACGATTATGTCTTAAAAATGGCTGTAGCATCTGCAACGAATCTTTTTGCCATAAGAATGCTGCACTAAAAAATTGGAGTTAGATTATGAAAGCATCAGAAATAAGAAAACAATTAAAGGCGTTCTTTCCATTTTGGAAGCCCTCTAATATTATTCTGACTGATCCTGAATATGATGATATTTACAGTGATGATCTGCAAAGTGAAATCATTAATATCACCACAGACGGTGATTGCGATGATTATGCTCGAAAACTTGAATATCATATTAGGGATATAAGGAAACATTATCAATGGCCAGCAGGAAGGGTCTTGTTGAACAAAGTTGCCGGGTTAAAAACCAACCATGCTATGGTTGTTGCTGTTTGCAAAGATGGGGTCTTTCTCATAGAGCCCCAAGCTGTGTGGGATATCGGTCTGGCCGGGATGCAGAAAATGTGGAAAGCACGGCCTGAAGAAGATCACTTCTATTCTGTTTACATTTAAGAGGATATTATGGAAAAGTTTTTAATTTTAATTATGCTGGTTGGTGTTCTTTCTGGATGTAATGATATTGAGCAGTCAGAGCAAGTTAAAGCGCCTTTTGCTTCATATAGTCTTGAAACACCTGCTAACGCTGACAAGGTTTTATTTTCAGATACAGACGATAGCGATACACTTCATACTGCCCTTGCTAATGATTTGCCAATTGGAACTGCCACGCAAAGTGCCTTGGATGACAAACAGGCATTAAATGAGCATCTAACCGATCTTGCAGAAGACGGGATACTGTCAGGATCAAAACTTGGCCCGTGTGCAAATACCACAGGAGCTTTGCCGACTACAAGTGGAGTCATTGATGGCTATGTACCCAAAAAACAGACTGATGGCTCTGTCGCTTGGTTGGCAGACTCTACTGGCACAGGGGGCGATCAAGAAGTAGATATAGTAGCTACCACACCCTTGTTAGTAAATGAAACAACAAATGTAGACAATGCTCTCCCCGGTGCTGATGGGGATGTTACATTCAGTATGCCAGCAGCGACAAACGCAGCCGCAGGGCATATGACAGCCGCGCAGGTGACTGCTTTAGAGGGAAAACAAGGAACCCTCACAAATGAAGCTGGACTTTATTCAGCATTAAGTGATGTAACGAACTTTACACAGCCTAATATAGTAGAAACTATTACAGAAAATTGGATAAATACTGCCTATCCCTGGGCTGATGATGAAGTAGCTAATAACATTACTATTGATCTTGCAACAGTTGCTACAACAGCTAATGCTGGTGATTCGGCTACTTCCTTTTTTGCTTCCGGTACAATCGAGGATGAAAGAATAGCCTCAACAATAGCTCGTGATTCTGAACTGCATGCAGAAGTTACGCTTGGAACGGCAAACGGGCTTTCCTTATCTACTCAAGAACTGAGTTTAGCTGCTGCTACAAACAGCACGCCAGGTGCGGCGACAGCGGCGCAGATAACTGCGTTAGAGGCTGCATTAACTGTCTCTGGCACACCGGCGGCAAATAATATAGTTGGGAGAAACGCTGGTAACGATGGTCTGGAATACAAGAGCTCTATTGATGCTACTTATGGGGGTTTTACGGCTAACCGGGCGATACTTTCAGATGCTTCAGGTAATCTTGAGCCTTCGGATGTAACATCCACTCAGCTTGGATATTCAAGTACCTTAACCAGCGATGTCCAGACACAACTTAATGGAAAAGAGAGCATATTAACTAATTCAGCCGGACTGTTGGCCGCGTTAAGTGATGAAACAGGAACAGGTCTATCTGTTTTTGGGACAAGCCCAACATTAATAACGCCAGACATAGGAACACCTTCAGCGGGTGTCTTAACAAATGCAACGGGATTACCTCTATCAACAGGGATTACAGGAAATTTACCAGTAACTAATCTTAATAGTGGAACCAGCGCATCCGCAAGTACCTACTGGCGGGGTGATGGTACGTGGGGGACACCTTCTGGTAGTGGCAGTGGTACGATGACGACTGTCAAAGAAAATGATGTCATTGTTGGCGATGCAGATATTGTTACAATAGATTTTCTCGGTGCTGATTTTGATCTTACAGAATCTCCTGATACAGAGGTTCAAATTGTTATTGCTGACGGACTTATGCGAGATGCTGAGTGGACACAGGGTACGGAAAGCGCGCAAGGTAAATTGGAACTTGCTACAACTGCTGAGGTTGTCACTGGTACAGATACCGAAAGAGCCATCACCGCCGCTGGTATTGCGGCAAGGTTTCCTATTGCATCTACAAATCCAACCACAGATGCAGCGGGAGAAATAACAATTGATACGGACGATAATTTTATAGAGATTTATGGTTCTGAATCCAGAAGCATTCCAACGGAGTTCTCAATCCCGATATCAGTTTATAAACCAAATGAATGGGACGATGATCAAAGGGATTTTATGCCCTTTTTCACCAATAATACTGGTGCAACAATAACAATTACTAAAATTTATGCAATGGCTGATATTGACGATTGCGATTTTCGGATTGAAGAATATGATGCCGATGGTGCAAGCAATGAATCTTTGGTAAAGGCTGAGACTTGCGATACAGGAACCGGGCCATATACTAACGATGCCCAAACAACTATAACCAATCCTACTATTGAAAATGGCCATATTCTTGTGTTGGATTTTGACGATACGGATATCCCTGATTACGTCCACGGAACTCTTTGGTATACAGTAGGAGGCGTTGATTGATGAAAAAATTATCATTAACAGTTATAATGTTTCTTATGCTGGCTACGCTTGCAGGAGCAAGTATGGTTATTCAAAAAATTGTGGATGGTGGCTCTTCCTGTGAGTCAGGGTCATATTGTACTGCTGAATATTGTGTTTATGATGCAGATGGTTCAATACAGAGTCTTGGAGTAGATGCATATGGGCAAAGTTTTCAAGTCCCGGCAACAAACGGGATATACAGTATCGAAGTTGAGGCAGGTTTTGCTAACAATGCGTCGATTACAGTAAGAATCGGAACATCTACAAATTTAAATACTTTCATTGTTGAGGGAACTGCATCAGGGATAGGTTCAGGATGGACAGAGATTGTTGTTTCTACGCATCCAGAACTTAGCAGTGGTGTAACCTACTATATAGGAATCATAGAAACAAGTGGAGACTTTCGATGGGCTTATGAAGCTAGTGAATATACTCATGGAAGTGACTATGGAACAGATTCAGTGTGGCAATTAGGTAATGCAGGTGCTAGATGTTACAGTTTTAGGATAAAATTATGCGACTAATTAAAAATATAATTATTGTAATTTTGTTAATCTTTCCCTGTAACGCAATGGGAGCTTCATGTATTATATCTGAAGATTGTGAATATACAGGATATTCAGAACATTTTCTTGAAAGATATTATGGTTCAGGTTATGTGACCTATTGGGAGGAGTTTAAATCTGAAGTAACTCGATCAACTAATACCCCTCATGCGGGTAGTGCCTGTATGACCTACAATCCATTTGGATCGGGAGATTCTCATGCTACTGTGGGCGTTGGGGTTACAGATCACGGTAGCAATACGTCAGAATGGGATCCTTCATTAGTTCACAATCGAATATGGTATTTTCGTTGGTATCATAGATGGGAAACTGGTATTCAATGGAATGGAACACTTAATAAAACTATTCATGTAAATCAAAATAGTACGGATCAAGGTACTTCTTTGACGGTCATTCGTGAGGGTTCAACAGTATTTCATATTACGTTACGGAATAATGGTAATATAATTGTTAACACATGGGCAAATGTCGCTCAGACCCTTGATGATATGCAATGGCATAAAATGGAGTTATATATAGACTACGGAACCAATAATAGTGACGCAGAATTATTTTTTAAATGTGATGATTCAACAGTTTATAGCGGCAGCAATATTTCAATGTTAGGTATCGAGAGTAATCCTGTTAAATTTCTTAACGCCTGGCCTGGAAACATTAGTGGGGTAGCTCCAACTGGAACCGCATGGCAATGGCTTGATGATCTTGAAATTTGGGATGGCCTACCTGACGCTGAGGAACCGGCTTTAAAAGAACTATCAATAGGCGGTACGAAAGAATTAATAACAGGCGGAACAAAACGGATATTTTTTACAGAACAGGTAGAAGGTGAGGCCGTTACTGGCTTTAACGCTGAAAATATAACCGGCTTCAGTGCCGAGAATATAACTGGTTTTCCTTAAAGATATGAGGTTTTTATGAAAAGAATAATAGCAATATTTATCATTTTTATTTTGGGTAGTGTTCCAGCGTGGGGAACACAGTTTAATCTTCATGACTTAGAAACACCAACAGGTGCTGACAAACTTTTATTTGCAGACGAGACAGACGAAGAATTATACAATATGTTAATTTCTTCTTTGCCGGCGGTTCTTGATCTTGAAATAGGCATTGATATCTATTCCATAATCGCTGCCGATGCCGCATTTCAGTCAGCGGATGACGATTTAACGGATTTAGCAGATGGTTCTTTAACTGGAACCAAAGTCGGTTTTTCTGATTCAGACAGCAATTTCAATTCTGACAATATTGATGCTGCGATGTCAGAATTAGATAATGTTATTAACGGTGGTGTACCAAATAGTGCTACAGCAAAAGTAAACTGGTCTCAATTAGTGGATGTGCCTGCCGGATTTGCTGACGGAAGCGATGCGACTGGCACTGGCGGAGATCAATTAGTAGATATTGTGACCACTACTCCGCTTTTAATAGATGATGGTGCCAATAAAGATAATGTTTTGCCTGGTACGGATGCAGATATAACATTCAGTATGCCCGCGGCTACAAATGCCATTGACGGACATATGACTTCTGCATCTATGGTTATTTTAGAAAATAATGCAAAAAATAAATACAGTCTGACCATAGACGGCGGTGGTTCAGCAATTACCACTGGGGTAAAATACAACTCTTTCTTTTTCATCCCCAGAAACTTAACATTAACCGGGGTGGCCCTAACTACCAATGAGCAAGTTGGTTCATGCACCGTTGATGTCTGGGCAGGGATGCTGGGCGGAACTACTGGCTTTTTAAATATTACAAATTCCAACAGTTTGTTTAATGTTGCTACACCTCCATCAATTACAGATGCAAGTGTTGATAACACCATAGGTGTAAGCTCTTTTGATGTTGGTGAAGCAGATTTTAATAATTTGACTGTTATTGGTGTTAACATCGATGCTTGTACAACACTAACCAGAATTTGCATTGTGTTTTATTTTGAATAGGAGGGGAAAGTATGAAAAAACTGATATTAATAATAGTGTTTATACTTCTTCCTTCTTTGTGCTTCTCACAAAATTATTATGTAAAGAATGGAGGTAATGATAGTTTAGCAGGTACTTCAGATGCTACTGCATGGGAGACTATTGATAAAGTAAACAATACGTCTATGGTCACTGGGGATGACGTATTTTTTAAATGTGGGGATGAGTGGAGTTTAACTGCTAATATCAATAGAATCTATATGGATTGGGAAGGGACGGCTGTTAATAGGGTAATTATTGGGGCTTATTATATGGATGGGGATACTGAAGTCATAGGAGTGTCAGGGAATAAACCTATTTTTAATGCTAATAAAGTTTATCCTTTAGGCGATTGGGATGAGTCAAGAAATGGAGATGCATTTCGATGTTGGTATATGAGTTATATAACTATACAAGACCTACGGATCATTAATTCTAAAGGGCGGGGGATTAATGTTGCTTGGGGGACGAGCATGGAAGCATTAAGGGTCGAAACAGACTCTACTACAGCTTCTGGGATTCAATTTTATGACATCGAAGATGGACTAATCGAAGATTGTGATGTTAGGGAACATGGTCAAATTTTCAATGAATACCCTGGCCACAACTGGCCTGCTGGAATAGCTGTTGTTCAAAATGGCCATAATGTGACAGTCCGGCATTGTAAAATTCATGAAGGATACGGAGAAGGAATAGGAAATTATTTTTACAGTGATAATACAATTATAGAAGATAATATTTTATATGATAATCGTTGTCATCAAATATATATTTCTGCTGCTCAATACGCTACTATCCGCAGGAACGTTATCTACCATACAACTAATCAAACTTATTGGAGAGATCATACCGACGGTGTAAGGTCTCCTTCGTATGGTATCGCTGTAGGTGATGAACCTTATTACGCTCCTTATATCTCTTACGTAGATATTTATGACAACTTTATCAGTGGAGAGCGAATAGGGATATCTTTATTTACAGATAGTAATGATCATCCCAATGATTTATTAAAAGATGTAAATGTCTATAATAATAGTATTATTGATTGTAAATGGGGATTTTACATTCCCATAGGCCCATTTCAGAATTGCAATATTAAAAATAATATCATATGGTCTATAACTTCTACAAGTGATTGGCCAGCAGGTAGTTATTATGGCCTCGCATCTACACCAGGAATTACTTGGAGTAATAACAACTGGACAACAACAGCAGCTTATCCTTACAGTGGCACAGGCGATGTCATAGGGACAGCTAATCTTTTAAAAACCAGTGGTTGGCGTTCGATTGTCAATTGGGATGATTTGGATTATGATGATTTCTCTGTGACAGCAACATCGCCTGGCATTGAGACGGGTGTTAATCTTGGCTCTGCCTGGAAAGACCTCCTGGAAGCTGAGAACATCAACTGGTCTAATGACTACTTTCCTACTAAAGATCAAAACAATTATGGAACTGGATGGGAAATGGGAGCTGATATTTACGATACTGGCGGTAGTCCGAGTACTGAAACGGAAAAAGTATATAAAGGGATATTTTTCTAATGTTGATATACAATATCACAGGCGGTCAGATCAGAAACGATCTTGGTGGTCGTGGCTACTTTCATGCTCATAGAAGTCGAAAAGATGGTAGTTTTTATGAGCATAAAGGTATAGACATAACCTGTAAAGTTGGCCAGGAATGCTGGTCACCGATAACAGGGAGGATTAAAAGAAAGATTCAGGCATACTCTGACACAGCACTTTATACTGGCTATGAAATCGCCAACGATGATTTATGTTTGAAAATTCTTTATGTTAATATTTCCGAAGCTTTAATAGGTAAAAAATTTATTCAAGGGGATATTTTAGGTTTTGCTCAAAACATAAATAAAAGATATCCTAAGTGTTTGCCACATGTGCATATAGAGGTTGAATGGATTAACCCTTTGTTGTTAATGTAGAGGAGCCAAGGTTATGAAAAACTTATCAATAGATGCAAAACTAATAATCTGTTATGTAATTTATTTTATTTTGTGTTCTATCGCAATTGTTTCGATAGTCAGAGCGCAAGATTCTGTTAGAATGATATTTTCCTGGGATGCTGTAACAACAAATGCAGACGGAACCCCATGCGATGATTTGGCAGGATATGTGATTTATAAGAGTAGAATAAATACTCCTGAAAATTGGGAAGCTTTGTTGACTACTGAACAGGCTGTTGCGATTATACCTCCCGATCAGACCAGTGTATTGATTTATATTCCTGAAGGAGGTGTCTGGTATTGGGCTATCCGGGCATTTGATAGCAATTGTAACATTGGTGGTTATGGCGGGCCTGAAAATATTGTAATGACAGATGTTGATGCAACAATCCCCGGTATGGTTACGGGATATAGTTATTGCAATCAAGGTGATTTTGATTGTGACGGTGATATAGATGGAAGTGATCTTGCCATCTTTGTCCAAAATTTTGGAAAATAATAATAGAAATGATTATTAATAGTATGCCAGTAGGTAAGTTAAAAGGCGAACGGCTATTCACACTAACGATGCCTTTTCAATTTTACTCTGAAATATTGTGGGCAAAGGTAATTATCCCGGTTGGTTTTACCTGCGATTTTGAGTCAATACCGTTTTTAAGGGGGCTTTGCCGTGTAGGAGGGATAATTCATGATTATTTGTGCCGAACGGATTCCCATCCTTGTGTTACAAAGAAAGAAGGAGCAGATGTCTACCGGGAAGCTTTAAGATATTTTGGGCATCCTGAATGGAAGATTGCTATTAAATATTGGGCTGTTCGTATATCTTGTGGATATTTCCATAAAAAATCAGTAAAAGGAGGATACAAATGAAAAAAATTAGTATAATACTATTTGGAATAATACTGCTATCTGGCTGTACATATAATATAAGCCTGGTAAACGGAACAAAAAACGAAACAGGTGTCAATGCTCCGGTTGATAAGAACATCCCTGTTTCAACTGATGTTAAGGTTCCTGCATCTATCACTGGAGGGTAAATTATGAAATTTTCAGACGAGCAGATTTGCATAGTTGCACTTTTTCTTTTGGGAGCTGGGTCTCTTATCGGATCACTTTGCGTTAATGGGAATGCAAGTGTTATCCTTGCCTCAAGTTCTCAAAATGTAATATGTGGACTTTTGGGTTTTTTGACTAAAGGCATAATGGAGGCCGGGAAAGAATGATGCTTAATTGGGAAAAAATTATTGAGTACGGAGCCGTTTTTGCCACAGGGTTGGGAGTAGTTTTTGCTTGCGGAAAAAACCGACAAGTACAGGATGAGCTCCGGAAAGATATAGAAGAATTAAAACATAATATTTTCCCGGATGACCCCGAACGTGAAATTATCAGGCAGAGTGTTCTAGACCGTCAATGTATTCAAATTGAAAAATTGTTCAATGTTATGGAAAAAAATTTAATTCAAAAGATAGAGTTGATGTTAAGAAAATGAACGATACAAAATATATTCCAGAAAAAGAAAAGTGGCTTGCAACAAAACTTATTGAAAGCGATGGGCTATTACAGACTCAATACAGAGGGTTATGGAATACGGAGCAAGAAGCGTTAAGGGCTCCTGCTCCGATTCTTTGGAATGGTCAGCGGGCGTAAATATCATTCTTTATCTGTGTTTTTTGTCTCTTCAAGTAAAAAATAAACTTGGAGCCATCCAAGAAAAGCCATAATAAAACCAATCACTGCTCCCCAATTTTGATTTATAATAGCAAGTATTAAATTTAGTGCTATTATAAATAATAAGCATATATGCATTGTTTTATATCCTTTCATTGTCATAATAAATTTCCCCCTATCATCTAAGCCTCTCCATTTCACCAACAAGATAATCAAGGACAGCTCTAGTTTCAACTTTTTTAGTACTATGCCCTCCCATCAAGCCACCTTTCGCATCTTGCCACTTCCGGAAAGGGCTCCCTTCTTTTTCGCATTGAAATCCATCCCTTTGACTGAGATCACCTAATATTTTCCATGAAATACACTCTTTACATTCCATGTAATCGCAAAGAAAACAAAAATTATAAGAACTGCTTTTTCCATCTAAAATAATATACGCCTCTTGTTTGGTTATATCAGGATTCATAACCATCAGCTTCCATTGCAAAACAGTTTGTTTTAATACTGATTTTAACATGATTATTCTCCCCGGTTAAAAATGTATTGTGATTTCTATAATTCTTTGCGGTAAATAAATTGTTTTTCTTTGGACATAAGACGGGCCAAGCGGCTCGTCAATTCTTGGTTCTGGATAATAAATTGTTTTTGAATGGTATATATCTATAGAAAAAAAATAAATTAACCATAAAAAATTCATTATCGTCCAAAATCGCGCCGATGCATCTTTCAGAATCACACTATAAAAAAAAATACCAACGCAAATTATAACTATACCGATGGTAACTACCCATACACCATATTTCCCAAATATATTATCACATTTTTCTCTTTTTATTTTTATTTTCATTGTCTATCCCCATTGAGCCGCCATTGCATCGGCGATCCCTTGAAAGGTTAATTGTCTTAACCTTTTGTTTTTTAGGTTATTTGTACTCGGACTGTTAGCATGAAATTTGCTCATTCGTTTACCGGATGGGAAAATTATCCATTCGACATCGACTGTTTTTGTAGGTTTCAATTGGGGTAAATTCTTTAGCCATAATCCAGTTTTTTTTGATACTGGATGTCCGAAATTTAAAGGTTGAATATATTGATCAGGTTTCCTGATATGGGTAGATATAACACCCACCGGATTTTCTATGCATATTTTTTCTATATCAGCATTGAATAATTTATGGACAAATAGCATAGCATCTAACCTTTTCTTCCATCTTTCTGGGTTATTGACAAAAGCTCTATTCCCGGTTACCGTAAGATACTCGCAAGGCGGATGAAAAATGCCTAGATCAAAATGTTTTTTTTCCAATAAATTCAAAATATCTTCCTGAAAATGCCAGTTAGGATTGCCTTCTGTAGGGATTATGTCACATGAATACGCCTCATGACCCCTGTCTCGGAATGCTTTTGTAACAATTTGACTAAATTCACAGCCTACTATAATTTTCATTAATCAACTCCAGCCCTTAATATATCTAAACGCCTTATCATATTCAGTATTTAGATTAAGCTTCCTGTCAAAATAATTACTTAATCTATTTAACGAGATAATACACTTTTCTATAGCGACTTTTCTTTTACCTCTGAGCAAGTCAAGTGCATCACAAAAACCGGCTAAGCAAATGCACGTCAAACAGACTATGTGTATCTTTGTCTCTTTTTCCAGAACAGTTATTTTTTGTTCAATCCGGTTACAATCTTTTGAATCAAAAAATAACTCTGGATATAGTTTTCTGGCTGTTTCAAACCGTTTATCAATAGTGGCCAACATTTTTTCCACAGTTTTTGATGGATTATTTTTCCGCAATAGCTTTGTAACTAACGCCATTATTGCCAGGTATAGCAGAATATTTCTTTCTCCTTTACTCATATTTTAAATCCGCCCTTAATTCTGTTTTCAACTTCTGATGCAGTATTTTTCCCGGCATCCTTACCCAAAAGCGGTTTAGGTGTTTCAAGTCCTTCCATATATTCCCATAACCGCGCAGTGATGCTATGCATAGCCTGGCTCGGCCACCTGCACCCACTCCGGGCATAAACGATTTTAGAAATACCTGCTAATAGTTGATTTTTTGATAATGTTACTGTTATTGTTTCGTCACCATGATACATCATGCCAGTTTCTCCAACAGTCCAATAATAGTTTCGGCCTCTATAATATTCCAGAGTTTATCGTATATCATCAATTTTTGATTTTTATTCAAGGTAAGGTCACTACCTGTCTTTATTAATTCATCCAGTTCTTCACAAGCATTCTTAAGCGATTGCCGGCTATTTTCCCACGCAGAATAAAATGTTTCAATATTAAATGGACAAGAGTTTTCGTCCCACCATTCCATAAAGACTTTTGGATATGGGCATTCACATAAGCAATCTCCGATTGAATGAAAAATGCATTTTCTTCCGGCTGTGTCCCAAAAGATTTGGCCGCCGCAGTTACGGCATTGTCCTATGAAATATTTCATTATTTATTCTCCTTTTTTACAATCGCATTTATATGTCCCAGGTTCAACACGCTGCATTGCCTTGCCACATTCTGGGCATTCCGGGACGACCGGGGCTAAACAAAATGGTGGAATATAATTGCTGCCTGTTTCGGTGAAAAACAATACTTTCAATTCGTTCGATTCCATATCTCTTTGCCTGAGTTTTAATATTAATTTTTCAAATTCTTTGTCATTCATCTCTTTTTTCCTCTTTTTGGGGAGCCAACGCGTTAAACAGGGCTGTATACCCGCAATCTTTGCAAGTTGTTTTGTATACTTTTCCATTTTCAATTTTAAATAATACATTGTTCGACTTACATTTTTTGCAAACATTAATATAATTATTCATGTCTTTTCCTCTTGGAGTTTATAATTTTTAATTATAAACTCAATTTGCCGTAATTCTTCAATGGGAAGTCGGTTTCTGTTATTGTCATATCTAAATGAATGTTGAATGAAATCAATTATTTTCGTTGATTCCTTTTCCTCTTTCCATTCGGTTTCGCTTTCATATAATTGTGAATCTTGACAGTAAATTGTATCCTCGCCCCAAGATTTTATATAATACTGCCTACGGTTGTCGCACGAAAAATATATTCTTCCTACCTTCGTAACAGTGATGGACGTTAATTTTTGTTTAACATTCCTTGCCATATTTCCTATATTTAGGGAATATACTATTTGACCTACTTTTGGTTTTTCTTTCATATCAATTTCTCCTTTTTTAGACTCCTATAGATTCATCCGGCCGACAATGCGTCCTTTCCCTTTTTCGTTAAGCGATAAATCACTTCATCCCCCATCCATGAAGGGGGTGTTTCTGCTGTTGCAAAATCAGCGGAAACTAAAAGCTCAAATTCTTTTGAGTCTTTACAACTTTTGTCTGTCCCAAACCAATTGCGATCATGTCCACTGATCGTGTGGGCCATTAAGTCTTTTTGATTTTTAGTAAGTTCCATTTTTTTCCCTTTATAGTTAACATTTTAATCAGCCGTGCTGTTTGTTTTGTATCCACCGCACTGAATGGTCAGGCATTTCATATCGGATAGCATCTCCACCAGGTCGAGGGAAGGTGTCACCTGTACACCATTTCCACCCGTATTTAGTTTTTTCCCAATAACCGCCTGTTGCCGCTATAGCTTTTGTCCCGATCGGGTATTTTCCAAAATCCATAAATAAAAACTCCTAATGTTATTTATTATATTAAATAAAGCCATGCACTCCCCCCGCAGTTGCCAGCCGCCCCGGCAAAATATGACACAGGCGCATCTACCGGGAAAAATCAGGGGGGAGCTTTGTTTGCCCGGGGTCATGGCTACCCGGAAGGAGTGACGCGTCCGAACTGGTTTATTTGATCTTTAAAAATTCAGGGTCAATCATTTCAACAATAGCGGAGCGAACCATATCTTTATAGAAAATATTATAGCTTACTGTTTTAGTAAGCCAGTAGCCACCGTAAATAAGAAATAGTACAGCTATTATACCGACTATAGTTATTCCAATAAGATATATGTTTTCAAATTTTTTTTTCATGATATATTTTCCCCTTTTATCTTTCAGTATATTCACATTTAGCTTCTTTGCCGCAATGCTTACAAACAACGTCTTCTGAATCTTCAGGATTATCATACATGTCTTCACAAAGTTCATTGCAATAAGGGCATGTCCATACATATCTTTCTTCTGCGGTGGCTGTAAAAGTTTTCATGGTTTCCTCCTTGTTTAAATTAATTCTCTGTCTATTGAATAAATTGTTCGTCAATATCGGGTTCTATAATTATGCAGTTAATCGATTTCCCAAAAGAACCACGGGTATCTATATTTGCAAACTTCGCCTCCACAATGTTCCCACATGGATTGAGGCAGCATCGTAAAAAAACGTCCGCGTCATCTGGAATATTTTGAATTTGTTTTTTTAAATCACCGTTATTCATTCTTTTCCCTCCTAAGATATAAAACATCTTTTTATTTTTGTTTCCAAGCTCTACAGCCTTATGAAAGAATCAACTTTCTGCTCAAGCTTTGAACGAATTATAATCTAAGGGAAAAACAATGTCAAACAAAATAATAATAAAAATTATTATTGACATACTCATCTTTAAAAGATAGACTTCTCCTATAATTTTAACAGGAGGTAAAAATGAATATTTATAATGAAAAATTAAAAAGTATGATTCAAAGTCGAGGTTTAAAAAACTCATGGATAGCAGGGAAAATGAATATTGACGCTACCTTACTTACCTATTGGATTACAGGCAAAAAACAACCGTCACCTGTACAGGAACAACAATTAGCATCCATTTTGGGTTGCCATATATCACAAATTACAAAGGAGAAATAAAATATGGAAAATGAAATAATTGAAATGGAACAAAAGTTTGAAGTATCAAAAATTTTGTTCCCAACAGAGAAATATATACAAGCTGTAGAAAATGAATTTAAAGATTTTCCTACAGATATGACAGTACCGGAAAACTATGCGCTGATTAAAGCCGGTGTGAAAAAAGTAAAAAAATATCTCACGGCAACTGAGAAATATAGGAAATCTTCTCAAGCAAAGGCATTAAAGTTTTGTCAGGATACAAACGCAGTTTCAAAAATTCTTTCCGGTAGATTTTCAGCCGTAAACGATCCGATGGTGAAGGTTGTAACAGATCATGAAACAAAGGAGGAAATAAAAAAAAGGGAAATTGAGCGGTTAGAAAAAGAACGGCAAGAAAATATTGAAAACAAAATTAATAATATTTCAAGGCTGGTGTCTAGTTGCATCCTTTCCACTGCGGATGAAGTGAAAAAACAAATTGATGCTTTAACTAATGACGATATAACGTCTTGGGCCGATGAATATAAGGTCAAAGTTGTTGAATTGAAAAATTCTGTCATAGTGCAGCTTGGAGAACTGTATAGCATGAAAATACAAGCGGAAACGGCTAAGGTGGCCGCAGAAAAAGCAGAGAAAGAAAGAATCGAAAAAGAAAAGGAGGAACAAGAGAAAAGGAATGCAGAACAAAAAGCTATACGCATTGAAAACGCCAAGCTTCGGGCTGAGAATGAAAAGGATGCCGCCAAACTAAAGGCTGCTAATAAAATTATTGCTGATCAAAAATTGGCGGCTGAAAAAAAAGAAGCGGCGGCGGCTATCGCTGAGCAAAAAAGGGAAGAAGAAAAAAAACAGGCCAGGCTGAAAAAAGAAGAAGAAGAAAAAAAAGCTGCCAAGATGGTAGAAATTGCTAAACAGCAAACAGCCTTTTATGAAGCGGAGGCAGAGGGTTTGATCGAGCATGAAAAAATAGCAGCCAAGATTGAAGCTGAAAATGCGGAGGCGGATAAAATCGCAGAAAAAAAAGCTGTTGATTTAACTACGAAACAGCTTATTACGCAGATGATGGATTGTCTTGGCAACGTTGGAAGCCCCGATGAAGAAGAAGAGGCTTTTATCTTTTTTCTAATAAAAGCTATCAAAGAAGACAAATTTAATCACATTAAATGGGTAAACTAAAACATAATATATTTTTTTAGCCTGGCAGGTTAAATCTCTGTCAGGCTTTTTTTTGGGAGAAAAATTATGATAAAACTTTGCAATTTAGGATCAGGATCAAGTGGAAATGCCACATATATTGAGCTTGATGGTTATGGCATTTTACTTGATGCTGGGTTTTCGTTCAAAGAATTAAAGAAAAGGTTTGGATTTATTGATAAAAACATCAAAGATGTTCAAGATATTTTTATTTCACATAATCATATAGATCATATCCAAGCCTTAAAACAAATACAGAAACACAAACCAACCTGTAATATATATCAAAATAATTTTCCGAAAGAGATAAGAGACATACAAATAACACCCTTCTTGCTCTCCCACGACTCACCTTGCTACGGTTTTGATTTGACCTATAAAGATTTCAAGTTGACCTACATACCTGATACCGGATGCATCTCTGAGGATGCCGCAAAAGCTCTGTTTAATCTTAAGGGTATAGAAAACCATGTCATAATTATTGAATGCAATTATGACCTAAAGATGCTCACTGAGGGACGATACGAATCAGGGCTAAAAGAACGCATTTTTTCTAATGAGGGGCATATGGATAATATTGAATCGGCCAGGATTTTAAAAGAAGTCTGGAATGACAAACTGCGGCTTGTGTTGCCATTCCATTTGTCTACGGAAAATAATAACCCTGATTTAGTCGAGTATGAAATCAGGAAAGCTGTTGGACATGGGGTTGATGTAGTTTGCACAAATCAGGGAATACCTACTAAAGTTTTTTATTTTATATAGCCGTTTCTAAAAGGGTATGTCTGAATCGTCAAAATGGTCAAAATTAATTTCTTTAATTTTTGGCCATTTTTCATTATGATCAAGTAATATTTTTGTTGGTTTTGCTATATCACCACAATCAGAAGCAACCATAAATTCGTCAATATTTTCTGGAAAAGGCGCATCTGTAAATTGTGCCCAAGTTGATTTTGCTTTTTCAACTGCATAACCTTCATAGAAATCAGGCATACAGAGCCAAACATTTACGAAAGGGTCTCCATATCCACTGTATATATCTTGAGCGCCAGCATCATAAAATAAAGATATCTTTCCAAGCTTATTCTTGTTTTGTTTTGATATATGAATACTTGCTTTAATATCATATACGTCATGCCAAGTTGGAGGTATATCCGGAAAAAGCTTTTCTGGTTCTTTTTTTTGAAATAATATTTTTTTCAATTCTGGCATTTGTTTTGCAATAATTTTTTCATTTTCTTCAACAGTCCATTCGAAGCCACATTTAGGGCATATTCTAACAATAATATGAACTTTTTCATCACATTCAGGACAATATTTTTCATTTTTCTTTTTGCCCTGCTCACTGGCTGTCTTGGGAATAATTACTTTCATATTATCAAGATCAGTACCGAACTTTTTTGTGTTGGTCGTTAGGTCAACCAAAAGAGCTTTTTTTTTCCCTTCTGACGTCCGTAACACACGCCCTATTGCTTGTAAAAATAAACCTGTTGATTCGGTAGGTCTGACCATTATTAAGCAATCGAGTGGTGGAAAATCAAAACCTTCAACAAGAATATTAACACTTGTTATGATTCTTTTCCTTCCATTTTTCCATGCTGCCATATTTGCCGCGCGTTCAATTGCTGTTAATTTTGAATGAACAGTTGTTGCTTGATCTGGAAAAACTTCATTAATTGCATCTTTTAATCGTTCTGCATGGTCTATGGTACATGCAAACACGCAGATATGTTTATACTCCTCGGTATACTCTTTGATAGCTTGGACAGCAGTCCCTATGTGAATAGGTTTAGTCATAACCATGCCGAGCTGTTCAAGGGCATAATCTCCGTTCTTATCTACGCCTTCAAGATCAGTTATTAATTGATTTTCGAATGCTACTTGGCCTATCAAAGGCATAAGATAATTAGGTTTAGAATCCCGTAGTTCTGCATATGTTATTTTGTGATTGATTTTTGAAAATAAATTTATAGTCCCAGGTTTACATCTATCGCCATAAATGTAACCCGAATTTAAACGGTGAGGCGTAGAAGTACATCCAAAAATCCGCATATTTGGTGTTTTAGCTCGTAACATGTCAATTACCTGATCATATTGTGAGCCTGTGCCTATCTGGATTAAATGCGCCTCATCTATTATCAGTAAATCACAACCATAGTAAAAATCTACATGATTGATAAATGTTTGGATTGACCCAATAGTTACACGTTTATTTATCTCTTTCCTATTCAACGCCGCGCAACAAATGCTAATATTACTTGCAGGAATATTAGTTTGTTCTATAAATGTTTTATAGGTTTGTTGAATAAGTTCTTGCTTGTGCATTAATAATAAAAACTGTTTATTAGATATATTATAATATCTTTCTATTAATCTACAGAACATTAATGTTTTCCCGCAACCAACGATGCCATGTAGAAGTACGTTCTTTTGTGTTTTTAGATCATTGCTGATTACAGTCAATGCTTTTTTTTGATAAGGTCTTAAACTAAATGCCATACTTTTTTTTCTCCAAAAATAAAACATGAGCAGTCATTCACGCACTGCTCATGTTTTAAAAAATTAAACTTACCACGGCTCATCATCTGTTGCAGGTTGATTAGATGCTTCAGGTATAAAATTTGGCTGTTCAAGAGATGCTTCAGCCACAAAATCAGATGGCACAGGATTATAGGCTGTGATTTTGTTAACATTTTTTGTTTTGTCTTTGTAATAAGGCACCACCGTAACAGTTCCAAGAATCGGTTTACCAAATGTTTGTGTGCTGTCAGGTGGTGGAAAAGGAACGCCTGCAATTCGACATATTCGTTTATATTGCCCCTGGCCTATTTTTTCTGCTTCAGGATGATTTTTATTTTTAAGATTAATCCAATCCTTTAGAATTGTATCTGAATATTGCCCATCTACAATTTGCAATACCAATTCAATTCCCTTCCCATTGTTATCACTCGTGGCCCTGACGTCATCTTTAACAATGACAAATTTATATTTACCTTTAGGGATTAATGTTATTCCTCCTGTACCGGTGCCATTGTCTTCTTGAACGTCTGCATCTAAATCCAAATCACTCAAATTACTCATTTGTTTTTTCCTTTCCTTTTATAAGTTTTAAAAAATCGGTAAATCCAGTTCCTTCTGGAAATGGTATTTCGTAGGGAATTTTTTTATATCTACATTTAGCAGAAAAAGCAGGTCGTGGCTTCGTAAAAATTGCTCGCTCATCTGAACCCACAACTTTAGCTTTCAACGCGCCTTTTTCTTTTGTAACATATGCTTTATGGTTAAGAAAAAGAACAGCATCACAAAATTCTTCATATTTTTTTGCCGCTTTTTTGTGAAGTTTTATGATGTACTGATCCCAATTTTCTCCCTCTGGATTATTAAAAGTTTTAATTTCGTTATGAGCCAGAAGAATAATTGCCATTTTTCGTTCTCTACGTAATTTTGTCAAACCTCTTATCATTTTTTCATGATAATTCATGGCAAAATCAAAACCTTTTTGATATCCAATTTCAGATATATTATTGACTTCTTTTTCTTCGCATATTTTTTCCCAAACAAGAGCCTCAAACCAATCAAGAGTATCTATAACACATGTTTTATAGCTATGTTCATCAGAAATAAGCATAGCCATAAACTTAAAAACATCATTGATTGAATGTGCAAGTGGGAACCGTGGGGCATCAATTTCACTCAAACCATCTTCAGTTTGGATAAAAATAGGCGATGGTGAATTTGCGGCCCAGCTTGATTTCCCAAGACCGTGTTTTGAATGCAATAATATCCGAGGTGGTTCTTTTTTTGCATTTGTTGTAATTAAATCATTTAAACTCATTATTATTACCCCCCATTAAATGATGAACAAACAATAGAATTTTCTGGTATTCCGATATCTGCTGTTCCAATAAAATCAACATCAACATTATCAGGCGAAGCCCAAGACTCTATTGATCCTGGGCTGATAAGCCGAGCAGCTTCCCGGGTTGCAGCACAAACCACTGCGGAATCATACGTA